ACAATCTACACAAAGTGTAGCTGCCCTAGAAGATATAAGTTTATTACACCTCTTGCATCGAGGCCTCTCTGGCCTAAAATTAAAATGATTTACCCCTCTATTGGCCAATCCATGGCATTTCTGGCTACAAAATTTCGCATCTTTCGCCCTCCAATAAGGAAGATAAAACTTTTTTCCACAAAACTTACAAATTATTTCTGTTCTTGTTATTTTCATAATAAATAATCACTTCATTAGTAAAATAGATGTGGTTATCAATCCAGCCGACAACCAATATAATGCCCTCGGCCAGTTGCGCTCAAATAGACAAACTATACTGATAATGAAATACATAATTAATAGGCCCTTCATCATCCAGTCGCTCACATTCCACCCCCGCATATTGAAGCAACCAGCTTATTGACTTTATGTTGCCCGGCCTTATTCTCCGGCATATCCCCGTATTTATCTTTCAACTCTTGGCTCTGCCTCTCCGCACGATCTTTGGCATTGGCAGGGCTGCCGTCTTTCCTCCACCAAGAAAGGATTGCATGATAATGAGATTTGTATTGCTTACCTTTGGCCCCGATATAATTATTAAGCCGCTGGATATAATCCTCTGTGCCGTTCTTGCCGATTTTGGCGATTAGGTCGTCATGTTGAGTTTGGGTTAGTTTTACGAACTCACTAAAGGTGTCTTTATCCTTGTCTTTGTCTTTATCCTTGTCTTTGTCTTTATCTTTAGCCCCTTGCAAGGGGCTTATAAGGTCCTTATTTATTCCTTCTTTCCTCAACAACGAAAGTACGGAAGCATGAACTCTATTGTTTGGGTTAAGTGTTCCATACTGAAAATCAATAAAAGGCTTCAATAGCCACTTAGAGCCGCTATTAAGAACAAGGATCCTTTCCTCGCCAGCATTAAATAATGATAAAGCTGTGACTAAATCAATTTTTGCATCTTTTCCGATTTTAATTTGAGCAACTTCTTCATCAATGTGCCATATTCCGGCATGATCACATTCGTGATATAGATAGTCCCAAAAAATCTTATAAGCGGCAGGAAGCGAGCGGATAAAATTCTTTTTATATTTATCGGTATCTGTAAATCTCTTAGCGATGATTTACCTCCTATGTTTTATACCACTTCTTTCTATTATCTTTAGCAAATAGCGGCTGTAAGTTCGTATAATGAAAACATTTTTGTTGGTCTTCTTTTACTGATAAGTCAAAAGAATAGCATGGAAGAATATGATCTATTTCTATTTTTCCTCGCATAAATAATGACCAATTCATTTTTTTAGTAAACAAAGCCTCAAAATATATTTTAAACTCTTTAATAGAGCACCCTAACAATTCAAGGCTTTTCCCACTTTTACTATTGCGTTTAATAGCAGACCTCATTCTATTTCTTATATTTGTAACTAACTTAAATTCACAATCAGAATGATATTTTTCTTTTTCTTTTTTAGCTCGCGTAGACTTATTTTTTGCTTGATATTTTTTAAGGTACTTATTTCTTTTAAATCTATTTTTTATTCCATATAGCCTGTCTTTTTCTCTTAGTTTATCAATATTCTTTTTTCTATATTCTTTTCTATCTTTTAATAAACATTCTTTGCACCGCGATTGTAATAAGTGCGGTTTATCACTTCTATAATAAAAACAATCAATATTTTTTATTTCTCCGCACTTAGAACATTGCTTAATCATAGAAAAACCCTCCCCGGATCTGTCGGTCAGACGCACATTTCTGGTAAGAGAAACAGCTTTCCCCGAGGAGGATTGATTGATTTTTGATTTTGAGTTTTGATTTTTCATGTGTGCATCTGACCTTACATTTTCATCCTATACCTTCACTCCGCTTCTGTCAATAATTATTCAAACTTTCATCTTCATGCCTTAAATCTTCAATATCGAAAATGTTTTGCCCTAAGTAGTCGCCCGAAGAACAACCTTTTGGCTTTAATGATTTTCCAAATACTATATGTTGCCTTTTTTTTGGTTTATTAGAGTGAGAATAAATAGCCACTTAGCATGAATTTTTATATATCGTAATTGATGGCTTGACATAATCCCCCTTAAAAGAATAATGTTTTCTCATGTAAACCAATGATCCCCACAACCCTTTGTGAGAACCCTTTGACCTTTTTACTGCCTACCCTATGCAATACTTTATCATCGAGCATCTTTGTTACCCGGCCTGTTACCCGGTTGATTGCCCGGCCCATCTTTTCAGCTATTTCTTGATTAGTCATTGGCCCGTAAATCCGTAGACAAGAATATACATCAAGGCATCTTTTTTGCAGGGTAGGCTTGATCACGTCATAAGCTGTTTGTGAATTGCGGTGTATCATTGAACCACCTCATTTGGCTCTGGGATTGAGCATCCCAGCTCTTGCGCGGCCCAACGTCTTACGCTTTCCGTAAAGACTTCAAACTCGTCAGTTTTCAACTCCGCGCTGCCTTTAACTATTTTGACCATGCGAAAACCATTTTTAGTCTTGAGCTGCAATTCTTCTTCCAAGAACATTGACTTGATAAGGTCTTTCATTTCCGTAGCTGTATACCCTGTATGCCTTGAAAGTATCGGCAGAATTATTCCATGTAGATAACGATTCTGAGGATTACTTCTTTTGATCTTACCCTCAAAGATTACCTCATACTGGTGTTTGCATTTTGGACATCGCATCTTGCGGATACTCATTTGTTACCACTAATCTGAAATCTATGATGACACTTCGGGCACTCAACCTGATTTTTCAACATTTCTTCAAGACGTTCTTTTTCTGCTCTTGCCTTCCTTGCCGCTTCCTCGACGGCCCTCCTCGCTTCTTCTTTCTCAGCTTCCGCTTTTTCTCTCTCCTTTCTAAGGACTGCTTCTTGTTCTTCTCTCTGCTTATTCAATGCGGCTTGCTTCTCTTCCTCTGCGGCTTGCCTGAGCCTATCTTCCCTACGTCTGGCTTCGTTCTCAGCGTCCAATTTGGCCTGCTCTGCCGCTCGCTTCTTTGCTGCCTCAATCTCAATTGCCTTTTGTTTCTGTCGCTCAATCTCTCTCTTTTCTTCTTCAATTCGAGCGTTTTCAGCATCAATCTTGGCTTGCTTTTCTGCGAGTTCTTTTTCTTTTGCTTCTTGCCCAAGCCTTATTTTCTCAAGTCTTTCTTCTTCCTCTCTTCTTGCCTTTTCCTCTTCCAATCTAATGGCTTCTCGCCTTTCATCTTCGATTCGCTTCTTTTCATCATCAACAATTTTTTTCTGCGACAATAAATATCCCTCGATTTCCTGAAGGCTATTGTTTAGCTCTTTGGCTCTTGCGTCAATTTTTCTGCCAAATGCCAAACTAGATGCCTTTAATGTGGTCCGAGCTTTTTCAATATCCGTCCTAGTTCTTACGGCCTCCCGATAAGCAGTTTTGCACAACTCGTAATTTTCCTTATCATCAAAGCCACTAACCTTAATGCTAGAATATTTTGTTTTTAGTTCTACGATCCTTGCCTCAAACGGTCGATACTTAGCCAATTCTTTTGACACATAATCTTCGTTGTGAATTACTATATTGCTCTGCTCCATGTCGCTCTCCTATTTTATTTTATTAATTGTTGACTCTAAGTTTTCACAAAAAAGCCTTAATTCAACTGCAAGGCTAACTTGAAACTTTACGTCAGGCAACACTCGAACCATTAGAGGCTTCAATCCCGGATAATAAGAAATGAAGTCAAGCCACTTTCTACCTGTTACATAAAGCTGGCCCTGTACCTGCTGAAAATACTCAAGAGGCAAAACTCCCTTTAACAGATATGCTACCTGCGTTGAGGCAATAGGATCCTTGATCTCAATTAGCCCATCTTCTCCAACTAATCCGTCAGGGCTACACCCCACTTTGCCGTCATCCGTTAGGCAGAAGCCCACTTCTTCAACAGTCGCGCCTTTAATTAATTCGTAAAACTCTCGTGCTTCTTTCTCCATTTCACAGCCTCGTATCATGGCCGCGCTTTGATATGTTTCCTCAGTTATCCCGGAAACCTTTTCTCCGGCAAGCCTAAACATATACTTCTCTGCTTGCTTTGACGGTTCGCCTTTAGTCGTGATGATCTTTGCAAAGTTTGAGGCGCTTGGTATCCCTCTGCGAGCCGCAAACCATTCTTCTGAGCGTTGCTCTACTTGGACTATCTTCATTATTTTTGCTCCTTCTGAGATTTGATAGCATTAACAGCTTGGCCATATTTTTCTTTCGGCAAGTCCTCAAGAGCATCAATTTTAAAGAACTTACAAAGCGGGCCCTCTTTTAAGTTTGCGCTGATAAGCAAGTCCCTAAGAGCGCCTAATTCCTTATCTCCTATTGGAACAATCGAGGCGGTGTTGCCGTCGTCGTCCATATTAGCGTCTGTTGACGCAAGCCCACAAATCGACTCAAACGTAACAGCCTTTAAATATGTAATCGTGGACTTAATCTGCTGAATCTTGTTCTTTGCCCCGGAAGTGTCCGCGTCTGCCGACATCGAAGAACCCTCGCTATGCCCTAAACTATGAGTCAGCTTACAGGTAACTTTAACTGTTCCATTTTGTTCAATGTTCCAGCTTGCGGTCAGTCCTTGTTTGCTCAACGCTGGATTGATCGTGTTCACTAAATTGTTAAGAGAAGTGTATTTTGAGTTATACTGGCTGTTTGTCTTGTCTTTTGTTACAACAGGCGCATTTTCCTTAAATCTCGCCATCGCTTGATGAAACGCTTTTCGAGCTTCGTTCGCTTCATAATCTTTTTGGATAGTTAGGAGTTCTCTTAATTGAGAAACATCCCCGCCGCTTCCAAAAACCATCGCGATCATTTCAGCAGGAGATCCGCACTTTGGCAAGTTCCCCGGTTTTTCCACGAGTTCTGTTTTCTTTTTCATCATCCCCTCCTTCTGGCACTCCGGGCAAAACTCTTCATCCCAAGCCCGCTCTTTGCCACATTTACATTGATATTCCATTATTCGCACCGATCACAAACATATAACTTCTGGCCCATCCTGCTGGCCCCGATACATCGCATCTTCCGTTCACACAAAGGACATATATCCGCTGGCAGCTCTTCCTTGATTAATTCTTTCTGCTCAAGATATTTGTCAAGCGTCCCATCGTCTGTCCAATCCGGGATAAGACGGTTACGAGGTAATGTTTTAAGCATGATTGACCTCCTTTTGGGTAAACTTCTACAATATTTCGCCTTTGACCGTGGTAATGTGGCCTCAAAGCTGTTCCCATGTGCTTTTATAGAGCTTTCCTTTGTACGCGACTGTTACGATATGCTTGCCCTTATCCACGTAGGCAGATTTGACCTTGACATTATCTAACCCAAAGATCGACTCGCTTGCCAACTCTTGGCTCCGGTCTACCCCTGCCGGGCCAGCCACTACTTTGTCTGCGAAACTTACCATATCTAGCGACATATCTGCACCCCCGCGCTTATTAAGGTTATTAAAATGCACAATAATATGCTCCCAACTACCGTATACGCTTCAAATACTCGATTGCTCATAATTCCCCCCCCCTAACTTTTTTTGAGCCAACTTTTTAATAAATCCAGAATAACTTTGCTAACAGTCTTTCTTTCCTTGATAGCCTTAATCTGTACTTTCTGCTTAAACTTCTCGTCGGTCCTAACCACAAATCTTGGATCGTACATTTATTTTTTCCTCCTTTCCTTGTTGTGCAATTGACATAGTACCACGCTTTTTGGCATCGTGTCAACAGCTATTATTTTTTATTTTTTGCAGGCAAAGCGAAATAAAAAGAAGAAGGGATTTCCACAAATCTTCCGGTCCACGATTTCCAGGGGGCATAGAATAGAACTTTTAGGGGGCTTACGGCTCGGAAGGGGGTTATTCTGAGGGATAATGCGGCAGTTTTTAGCGTTGCTTAGAAGCAATCCTCACGCGATTGTGGGGGGGGTTGCTCTTATTACACTGACATTATTGGTATAAAATAAACTAGAACACCTAAAACGAACTCTTCGGTTCTCGCATCCGGCAAAGGATTAAAGACCCCTAAAACTATGTAAGCGGCCACCAAGAGAACCACCTGAAACCCCGCTAGGAGCCATTTCTTGCGCCATAAATTGAACCCGGAGGACGAAACACCATTAGCGAGGCCAAACATCCCCCTCCGGCCAACCTTAGCCCAAAGACTATCGACTCCGCCATACCCCATGCTTAAAGAAGCCATCATCAGGACCATCTGCGGGAGACTGCGCCAATTCTTCGAGAACGCGAACATCCCCAAACAGGCCACAGCCGGGGAAAGGTATCGCCTTAGCCATTTCATCCCGCCAAAGGCCTCGCTTCCCCCCATTGCATAAAGTGCCGCACAGATAAACACCAGCCCGAACTTTAAGAACGATCTGTATTGTCGTTTACGTTCGCTCATTCTGTATCTGGCAAGCAATACCATCCCTCAGGTATCCGCATCTTGCCAGCCTCTTCTTCGTTGTTGTCGGTCATTACCCACACTTTGGCCTTAACAGCCTGTCTGAGCCTTACAGCCTTGCCATCAGGAACGTAGACTGTCTTAAAGGCACAGCCAGAGATTGCCTCAGCTAGAATGAACAGAATTATTATGCTTTTCATGTTCCACCCGTCCTTTTTAGCTTTTGCCTTCAGCCTCTTCTCAAGCTCGCCCGGTCCCGCGCCCTTGATTAACTTAGGGCGCAGCCAACTAGGCAACTTTGTGAGAATACTTAAAAAGAGCTGGATTAGAAATGCTTTCATATATTACCGACCCGGATCGTCTTCACCATCGATTTTATCCAGAATTGCCATAACTTTTGGCTCAAGAATACCGAGTACCGGAATAGCCATATCATCAAACTTATTTTCTGAGGCTGTGAAAACAGCCGGCAGGATCTTAAACGCTGCCCGTACTGTCGCGACTGCGGTATCTTCCGCAATATTCAAGCCTTCTACTTTAAGACCTTCAATCAAAACCTGTTTAGGTGTAAGCATAATTTTTTCCTTTTCCTTTCGCATTAAATCCAAATGAAATTTGTCCAAACTATTTATAAAATCATTGTCAGCCCTAACCAGATTAACAATGTCAGATTGCTTCGGGTCAATCGCCCCGGACGTTACGGCCTTTTCATATTGACGGTTTCTAAAAACTAATACCGTCATAAGACCTTTGATGCTATGTCCTATATCCTCAGTTGTCATGCTAGGCCTCAGTTGTTTCCGCGCGTTAGCAATGTCTTGACATCAGCCTTAATCTCCTTCAAATCCTCTTTAATCTCTTTAACTGTTTGTTCGCACAAGTCTTTTCTTTGATAGGTGTTATCCGAGTTGTCTTTATCCATCTTGCTTTCCAATGCCTCCCAGAGTTTGTCATTTTTAGCCCAAAAGAAGATGACTAGCCCTAGCGGAATCAAGTTCAGAAACGGAGCTAAGTTATTCAGGCTTTGCATGACTATCCTTTAGTTGTATTATTCTTCGGCATTTTGGACATCGCCAGATCGTTCGTCCGATGAACTCGTTGACTTCTATCTCTCCGCACGTCGGACAAGTGATTGTCCGTTTCACTCCTCGAACCATTGATGGGTCATGCATCTATTATCAATAACCTCTGTGCATTTAAGCGTCCAGCCCTCACGAGTAAACTCAGCGTCAACCTCTGACATCTGGCTTGAAACATAAGTGTATGAACAACCAGCCATGAACACGATGAAGAACCCCAGTGCTACTTTTAGTCGGCGGTGTGTCATTGAAATAACCTCGATAT